TTCGGGCATTAATAAAATCTCGCGGTTGGTTTTTGTGTAAAAGCTTAAAAATGCCCACTCAAAAGAATGGGCATCAATCAGCTTTTAGGAAGCCGCAACCTTGAGCAGCTTAATTGCTTGGCTCTATCATAAACCACTTTGGAGACTTCTTGCGCCGCTGGTCGCGTTGCCATGCCCATTATTTCGTCGCCTCGCAAACGAGATCCGCAAAGCCTTCAGCGCGATTCGGCAAAATGGCCCGAATGTCGTAGATTTCTGAGCCGCAAACAACGCGCATACCCGCATCTATTCCTGTGCGGTAACGGATGCGGATTGAAGCCTTGACGGTCGAAACGTCAGCATCGCCCTTGATGGCAGACAATCCAGACACATGCTTGACGCTTGCCCACACCGCAGCGACGAGTACCCATGATTCAATCGGCTGGCCTAGCTCATCCTGTGAGCCTGTGCGTTGCTCAATATTGATGCGCTGATTCAGGTCGGCAGCGCTGATCATTGATAAACCTTGAATGGATCAAGCAAGCGATGCCAGAAGCGATCAGGTAGCGCCGTGGCTTGCTTCTGCGTCATCGTTTCAGCCTGCGCCGCCATTGTGCCGATAGCCAGCAGCATCCAAGCCTTGATTGCTGCCGGCACATCCGCTGCATTGCCATAGCCGCAGATGTAACGCACGCGCACAGCATTGGGCACGTCGTAGGTTTCCGGCCAGCCCTTGCCGTATGCAAGCGACACGTAACCCGGCTCAGAATCATTGTCGAGAATCACGTCCTGCGGGTCTAGCGTCTGCTCAATGCCTGCGGAGTCGAGATACTTGATCGAAACCAGCGATTGAATCGGTGCGCCTTCAAGCACGAAATCAGCCGGGAAGGCATCAAGCACCAATTCCCGCGTCTGCGTACAGAGCGCCCGTCCCATTTCATGTTCGGCAGATTGCCGAGCGGCGGGAATGATGACGTTAGTAAATAGCGCGTCCATTTCCGTACCATCAACGCGGCAATGGTCTTTTGCTTCGACGAGCGTGACCGGCTCTACCGTCGGCTGAGTGATTATTTTATAGGCCATTGTTCCCCGATTCGTGGGCAATAAAAAAGCACCAGAAGGTGCTTGATGGTGTTTAGTAGCGTCTGCCGGCTGTGTTGCTTGGCCTGACGGTTGTTGGTCTAATCACTATCGGCCCGCTACCCGAAGGAGCGCGGGCATATGTGCCATTTGATGCAGTGCCAGCCGATAGGCTTGATGATCCGGTCAAGGTTGCACCGGGGGCTGTGGCGTCTTGGTTTCCGGTCGCGGACCCGGCAGAGATTGAGCTTGTACCCGATAACGTTACCCCCGGTGCAGTGGCGTCGCCGGATACGCCGCCCGTCGCTGTACCTGCCGAGATTGACGAGGTGCCGGTAAGCGTTACCCCCGGTGCCGTCGCACTGACAGCTCCGACTACAACGGTTGCAGTGTCGCTGCCGAAAAGCACGTCATCGGCAAGCACGTCATAGCCGATGCTGTACGAGCCATCCGGCGCACCGGAGAAATCAAAGCTGCCGTTTTCGTAAGCAAAAAACACCCCGGCAGACGGCGGCGAAGTAACAACCAATCGCAACTGCTTACCGGCATTGACCGGATTTATCGACTCGTCGTAAAGCAGTCCCGGCCCGTTGTCTCCGGTCGCTGTCTGGCTGGCAATCGTCGCGGCCTCAATACCAACCTGTGGCACCCCAAGGATGCGCCGACCGCCCGATGACTGGTTGAGGTTGCGTAACATCAGGCGACCGTACCCGGCTGGTAATAGACCCCAGCGCTATCCGCTGTGCGGGCGATCAGGAAACCTGCACCAGTTGGTAGCCCGGTCAGCGAAAGGACTCCTCCTGCGCTGGTGGTGCCGGAGCCGTGCGTTAGGCTGGTTGGCGTAGCGCCGATTGATCCTTGCCACCATGTCCACGTGACTGACGTACTGGCCAGCAGTCCCGCTCCGGTGTTGTTCTCCATCGCGTCACTGGTAAATGTCCCTGCTCCGCCATTTCCAGATGCTGATCCTGCCGAAATACTTGATGTGCCTGTAAGCGTAGCACCGGGAGCCGTGGCATCTGTACCGCCTGACCCACCGGACGCAGACCCGGCAGAGATTGATGATGTTCCGGTTAATGTTGCGCCGGGAGCCGTGGCATCGGCCGCGCCGGCAGCTATTAGACCAAAAGTATTATTAGCCCCAAGCGATGCATGCAGATCAGCAATTTCGGTTGAGTTAAGAACCTTGTTAAAAACAGCAATCCATACAAAATCAGCAGAGACAGCACCGTATCCGCCTGTCGCAAAGCCGCCGACATAATTAATGCCGTTATTAACGTTATTGTTCCCGACAGGTCCGCCGTTGTATGTTTCGTCGTTAGCATTCAAGACTACTTGGTGTGCGGTTTGCCCGGTGCGCGTTACCGTCACCATATTTGCGCCGGTTGCAATATTGCCTGTCGTAAATGTACCTGGGACATTAGTTGCGCTTGAAGCGGCCACCTGTTTTGCCGAATTAAGACAAATGGTCGGCATTGATGATGCCGCAGCGCTATTTGCCAGCAGAGAATTTCGGGCGTTGGCTGTTACAGATTGCACACTATTAAGCACGGCAACCACCGTGCCGTTGGGGGCAGCCGTCGTGCCGAACGGAATCACCGCCGAAAGCGCGACCCCTTTTGAATTATTAGATACAATGGTAGTCCTGAAATGCCTGCCGTAAGTGCCAGAACTCAGCGTGACAGCAGCATCCGGTGTGCATGTGGTGCCGGTATTCTTGAGGTCTTTAATAACGTTGTCGTCATCAACGGCGATCAGGCCAACCAGGTTTGAGTAAAGCGGATGCGATGTATTAAGTGCGAGCGGCATTTAAAACCCCGGTTTATAAATCTTGCAGGAATAAACTGAGCCGCCATATCCCCTGTCAATAAACAAAACCACCCCGTATTCCGGGATGGAACAGGCCACTGATGTGACTTGTATCAGATCAGTGGGCGCCAATCCCCTGTCGTGCCATGTGTCGGTTGCCGCGATCCAGTGGTAAATATGCCCGTCATCCAGAGAAAAAATAATGGCGCCGTTTCCGTCCGGGTGAGGAACAATTGGCCCCCGTGCTGCGGCGCCATTACACGACACCTGACACGGTAGCGGCGAAGTGGTGCTCCATGCGCCGGTGTTGTTAATAATGTTCAGGGCTTGATACGGTGGATTTGCTGCCAGTGCCGCGCCAATCAAAACAATCTCAGGCCCAGGCAAATAAACACTGACTAGGTGAGCGGTTTCTGCTGCAACTGCATCAAGTTTCAATTCAGACCATGCAGCGGATTGCCAGTCGTAACGCTGGATTCGTTTGCGCGTCAGGTTCATGAATACGATTGAACCCCCCGCACCAAGGGTTGGGTGCCACGTCAGGGTACTAACGCCATTTAGCCCACCGTATGATCCGGTCGGCGGGGATGGAATAGGGGTTCCGACTGTCTCGGTAATGGTATCCCAGACGTGTATCTCTGCATTTCCGAATGGGATATGCAGCATCTTTTGATGGTTCGAGGCGTAATCGAACGCATCATACATATGCCCGCCCGTGCCACCCTGCCACGGATTAATGAATGATTCCCATGCGTTCTCCTTGGCGTCGAACTTAACCATCTTTTGAGCGAGTGGGTCGCTATAGCCACGACCCCCTGACGCGTAAACTCGCTTCTTAACCGAGTCCCATGGCATGTCGTTCGCCCAATCCAGCATTGTCAGGCTACCCGATGAGCCGGTGGCCCCCCAAGGTATTGTTCCATTAGTGCCGGCAGTATTGAGACTGGCATTACTGACGATCGCCGCATTGCCACCTGCCAGCGCGTCGGCGGCGATCTGTAGAGCCGTCTTGACGCTACGGCCAGCAGCGATCACGCCACCAGATGCGCAGGAGTAGGATTCGCCCACGGTCAGTCCTTACTGCGGCGTGCCGATGTGCAGCGTGCTGGCGTTGAGGGTAAATGTGCCGGCAGTAGTGGTTACATCAGATACGAAATCATCCACAGCGACAAGCTCATCAGCAGACGATGCGCCGCCACGAGATTTGTAATAAACCGCTTTGCGCGCTGTCAAAGTCGACGTCGGCCAGGTAACCTGCGGGAAGACAATCGTCGTGCGGTGATTGGTCGTGTCTTTGGTGATCGTCGGAACAATCGCCTGCCCGCCTGCCGTGTAGCCGGTGCCGGTGATTTCGTTCGTGACGCTTGATCGCTTAGAGTGCGCGGCTTTGTCCTCTGTATAGCCAGACGTGACAAGCATGACTTTGAAGGAGTCTGTGTCAAAGTCGATTGCGCCGGTCATGGCGTCGTAATTCATTGAGTCGTATGCGGTAGATGCCATGTTTATTCCTTTGCTTTGGTGTAAAATTTCCTAATGGCTTAAAAATGCCCACTCCGAAGAATGGGCATTGATCAGCTTTTAGGAAGCCGCAACCTTGAGCAGCTTAATTGCTTGTGTATTTCTGAGCTTCCCCCCAACGCGACGACGGACGTAGAACTTCACAAAACCCGGCGTAGTGATTTCATCGCGGGTGATGCGGGTGCCGACACGGTCGCAAATCAGATAGCCCTCGCGGAAATCGCCGAAT